ATGACTTTCGTGAAATGACTATTGAAGAAGTTTATGGAGAGGGTAACTTACGATGATAGATTTTGATGATGTTGGTGAAACTACTAAGAGTGAAAGCGAATACACTATTGGCCTTAATAGGCTAAGTGATTTTGAAAAGTATGCATTTAAAGAGTACACTAATCACCACGGTAGAGAGCCAGATGCTTTAGACCTTACAGCTTGGATTAAAGATGTGGGTATTGAGTGTGTGATCTTCTGGTTAGATGACAGACATTATGAAATGACTGAGACACTGAGGCATTTAATAGATGAAGACAGAATCTAAACTAGTAGTTGATCCCTCTGAAGGATGGCGTTATGGATTCCCTAAGGCTGCACCGAAAGGCTACATGAAGATGTCATGGGAAGATAAAAAGAAGTGGTACATAGAGCAGGGTTACCCAGCAGAAAAGATTGAAGAGCTAGGTAACTTCTTCTATGTAAGTATGTGGCACAAAGGAGATGACCAGCATGACTATTAAACAAGACTTGGGCCACTGGAGTTACAGTGGTCCGCCCTTTAATCCTGATGATTACTTTGGATTTATATACTTGATTACATGTAGCTGCCCTGATGATCCAAAGAGATACATCGGACGTAAGCAATTCCATATGTACCGCAAAGGTAAGGATAGAGTTATCTCTAACTGGAAGAAGTACACTAGCTCCTCTAAGCATATCAATAAAATGATAACAGACTTGGACAGTGACCTCTTTACATTCGAGATACTACAACTGTTTGAAACTAGAGGTGGGTTATCTGCAGGGGAAGTCAAGGTCCAATGGGACTTAGATGTACTGACGGAGAAGTACCCCGATGGTACACCTGTGTTTCTTAACAGACAGATAGGTGCAATTAAATTCATACCTAAGGAAGAAGTAAATCATGATACAAGACAACGACTCGAAAGAATCTCCTCTGGAATTAGAGAAGAGTGGGAAGACAAGAAAGCTATCGAGGATGGAGAGAAAGAAGAAGTCACAACAGAAGAGAAGGTCGATAAAGAATCTTAAAGAAGAGCGGTGGTCCTAATGAGTAAAGATAGATTTGTTGGGCACGTAGCCTGTAAACATTGTGGTTCATCCGATGGTGTCGGTATGTATTCCAATGGTGTAGGTAAGTGTTTCGTCTGTGATAAAATTACATTTGAGAAAGAAAGAGAATATACTATGCAAGAATCCCATACCCCTAAGAAAGAAGACATCAGAACAATTGATTCCTATGACACCCGTGGTGTACAGGAACGTGGTATCACTAAGCAAGTATCAGCACACTACAACATGCGTGTATCCTACAATGCTGACGGTACCATTGAGTCTCACTACTACCCGTACACTAAGAAGGGGAAGACCTCAGCTTACAAGGTACGTAACTTACCTAAGGACTTCCGGGCCAAGGGTGATATGGATGGCATAGAACTATTCGGACAGTCAACGTTCCCTCAGGGTGGACGTAGCCTTGTAATCACAGAAGGTGAGTTGGATGCTATGGCAGTAGCTCAAGCATTCCTACTTCAGAATAAAACTATCTACCCTGTAGTATCACTACCTTCATCAAGTAACCTTAAGCCCCTCGTAGCTAACCGTGAGTGGGTACGGTCCTTTGATACAGTGGTACTTATGTTTGACCAAGACGAGGCAGGTGAGAAAGCTGTAGAGCAAGCAGCTAAGATCATTGGTTGGGATAAGGTTAAGGTAGCACACCTAGCAGAGAACGATCCATGTGATACATTGATTAAGCATGGGCACCGTGGGCTAGTCACTGCCTTCTGGAATGCTCAACCCTACTCACCTGCTAGTGTTGTACGTGGTGAGTCTATCTGGGAAGAGTTTACTAAACGTAAGCAAGTCAAGTCAGTACCCTACCCTCCGTGCCTATCAGGTCTCAACGATAAGCTTGAGGGTATGCGTCAAGGTGAGATTACTTTGTTCACCTCAGGCACAGGTAGCGGTAAGTCAACGATGATTAAAGAGATCATCATGCAACTCAAGGATGAGACAACAGATAACATAGGTGTAATATCACTGGAAGAATCTATTGGTGATAGTGCACAGAAATTCATACAGATGTTTACCGGAGAGGAACCCGATGAAGAAGAAGAGAGAAGAGCGTTTGATAAAGTCTTTGGGGATGGCCGTATTGTTATGCTTGATCACAACGGCTCTGTATCTGATAGCTCTCTTATAGACCAGATAGAGAACCTTTGCTTGTTGGGATGCAAGTACTTGGTACTAGACCACATCACCATTGCTGTGTCAGAAGGTGCTGATGGTAAGACAGGTAACGAAGCCATTGACTCAGTGATGTCAGGGCTACTTAAGATTGTAAAGAAGCATGACGTATGGTTGGGTATCATCTCACACCTACGTAAGTCTATGGGTAAATCATTTGAGGAAGGACACCTAGCATCTATTGATGACATTAAGGGTTCAGGTTCTATCAAACAGATTAGCTTTGACATCATCACCTTTGCTCGTAACCTAGTTGCACAGAATGAAGATGAACGTAACACCATACAACTGCGGGTACTCAAGTCCAGATTCACGGGGCTTACGGGTGACTGTGGTTCAGCTTACTATGACCAGAAGACTAAACGTTTGAAGGGTCAAATGGATTTCTTAGACTACAAGCCTGGAGCGTAGATGACTAATGCTATACACCAAGTAGCTGAGTACATAAGAAGTAACAGGTACGGTTCCAAAGGAAGGAACCATGCCGGTATCTCCTTGTTGAACAGACACCTTGAGTATGGGGTAGACCACGAGGAACTAGTTGTGGCTGCAGTACAAGCAGCTCAATCAGTATTCCTTAGGTCCCGTAGGGCTAGCAACAAAGCATTCAAGCTTACTGCTACGTCTACCTCAATCGGGTTGGCTGTTGTGTCAAGGATTGGTATCGTGAATAGCACATACACTGAGTTGTTTTCTGTCGGTGATCTATTCATTGAAGCTTTCTTACAGCTCAAGTACATAGAGATAGAGCGTGAGTACGAGGGGTATCGTGCCCCATACGTAATATACTTAACAGAAAGATGGGAGGACTTAGGAGATATACCACCATGCTACGAAGGTTCTACCCTACTTGGTACTAGCTTCCGTAGATTCCCTAACATAGAGAAGCTAAGGAACCCTATAACCAAGAGGCCGTACATCAAACGTATGACCTCTGACAGGGACTTTAGCCAATGCCTTGACCAACCCTTTGTCAAAGCGTTAGAGAAGCTACAGCAGGTACCATGGAGGCTTAACGTAGGGTTAGTGAAAGCCTTAAGGGATAACGTAACAAAGTTCATAGATATGGAAGACAAGTCTGACAAGGGCAGGTCTAAGCGTATCGAGATGAAGTTCATACTCAACAAAGCTAGGGCTATAGGTGACAAGGATTTCTATCAGGCAGTTGAATGTGACTACCGTGGTAGGGTGTACTACACCGAACCTTTCCTTAACTTCCAAGGGTCTGACTTATCCAAGGGACTCTTTGAGTTCGCTAATGCTAAGCCAATGGATGACCGTGGGTACTATTGGCTATGTATCCACACCGCTTGTTCATACAATCAATCGTACACAATACAGGAGCTTGACCAATTAAACTGGCTAACCGAAGACTACAAAATGAACTTGCAAGAAGAAAGTCTGGATACTATTTCAGTAGACAAAATGACCTTAAGGGACAGAGCACAGTGGACGATACAGAATCTACCAGCACTGATAGCGGATGCAAAGGACCTGAGGTTCAAGACGGAGGCAGAAAAACCAGTAACTCTGCTGGCCTGTTGCCTAGAGCTGCAAGGGTACTCCGAGGCGGAGGGTGAGTACTTATCAAGGTTACCTATACCAGTAGACGGGAGTAACAATGGATGGCAACACCTAGCTGCTATGTCTAAGGACAGTCAAGCAGGGGAGTTAGTGTCTATCGTACCCCAGAAGATCCAGAAGGACTTCTATGTACAGGTAGCTAAGAGGTTGATTGATCGTATGCCTGAGTGGTTTGCTAAGCGAGACATACCCATGAAAGCTATCCGTAAAGGAATTGCTAAACGTGGGGCTATGACTAGAGCATACTCTGCAGGTCAACGTAAGATAGCAGAGAACATGTACTACGATTGTAAGACTGAAGGGTACACTAAGAAGTATAAGATAAGCAAAGAAGACTGCGACTTGCTCGCTAAGAATCTAATCCTTGCTATCAATGATACTTGTGTAGGCCCCCTAAAGACCATGAAGTTCCTACAGAAAGTAACGGACTTCATCATAGGTAGTGGTGAGACTTGCCTCCAATGGACTACACCCTCAGGGTTCCCTGTGATGTATGAAGTATGGAAGCAGAAGAACATGACTATCCGTGGTACAATACGTGGGCTAGGTCAGGTAGGGCACAGCATAAAGATACCTGTAACCACTAGCAGTGGTGACTTGATACCTTGCAGGAGATCTTTTGCTTCTGGGTGTTCACCTAACTTCGTACACTCTATGGATGCTGCACACATGGCTAAGGTAATCGAGACATTCTCAGGGAACTTCGGGGCTATACACGACTCCTTCTCTACCCATGCATGTGACGTAGATAAACTAGTAGAGCATACTAAGTGGCAGTTCGCTATGCTATACAACTGTGACAACTTCTTTAACAGGATAGAGTCGATGTTGATAGAGAACTTCAAAGGTTACAACGTAGCACAACCAGAGCTGGGAGACCTCAAGATAGAAGAGGTTGTTAGCTCAGACTATTTCTTTTCTTAATCTAAGGATTCAAAATGAGTAACGATAAAGTAGTAACAATGCCCGGTGTAGTAAACACTAGTGCCCGAGTAATAACAAGTAATGAGCTGAAGGCTGAGTCTAATTTACTAGATGACCTTCAGGCGTTGCTGGAAAAATACAACGGTAAAGTAACTAACCTATCAATGGTTGGTGCCCTTACCATCTATGCAAACCAAGTAATGCTTGGATCACTATTAGGAGAAGACGATGAGCTTTGAGATTATGGAAGACTTAGAAAATAAAGTAGTAGACTGGGGATATGATAAAGGTATCCTAACAGGGGGAGAAGCTACTAAACAGCGTAAGCTCAAGCAGTTCTCTAAGACAGAAGAAGAAGTGGCTGAGTTGCTTGATGCAATCCTAGCTGAAGATAAGGTGGAGGCTGTAGATGCTATCGGTGACATACTTGTTACACTTATTATGCAAGCAAGGCTTTGGAATACTAATCTATATGAGTGCCTCGATGAAGCTTACGAGGTTATCAGTAAACGAACTGGACGAATGGTTGATGGCATATTCGTTAAGGATAAATAAATGAACTTTAGTATTGGTACTTATATTATAAGCATAGATTTCCGTATGGGTGTAGGTCTTGACCTTGAGTTTGTAGACTCACGGCCCGTATGGACAATGAACAATAACACAGGAAACGTTAAGGCTATGTGCATGGAGGGTATGATTATCCTTGTGCCATTCGTTCTTATTTCAATTGGTAAAGTATACGACGAGGTAGGGTAATGAGTAAGAAATCATATAATATTATGAGACATGAGGGGATTGATGATATGGATTACGTGGAGGAGTTGGGCTTAGACCCTGCTCTTGCATACACCCCAGAGATCAATGAGGCTATCATCAAGAACATCGAAGCTAATAACTTCGTAGAGTTCATGGCTCAAGGTATGTCTGAAGCACAAGCAACACAACAGTCTGAAGAGCTAGCCAAACGTGGCAGAGCTAACGTAGCTAAAGGTACTGAGGTACTTGAAGGCAAAGGTTACTAAAAAAAAGAACCCCAATTAAGGGGTTCAATGGTACTACTGAGGGGCCCTTACGGGTCCCTCTTTTTTATTGTTATTGTTGTATTGGGGGTAAGAAGTCTAGCATGTCTACGTTAGCAGCATCATCCATCTGATACTGTAGTATCCTACTGTTAGTCCGTTTAACTTCAGCTTCAATACCCTTACGTCTACGGTTAGAATCTACAACAGCCTTGCTAATCTGACCTTGAATGTTATTGTAAAGCTCATCTTGTATAAACTGTTGAGCATCAAACAAAGTCTTGTACGTCCTGTACTGATTCAACTCTACACCGTCACGGCTAGGCTTACTCTGAAGGTCTTTAATGAACGACTCAGCTGCAGCCTTGCTTTTGTGTTCACCACTAAAGTTCTTACGTAAGGTGTCAACAACAAGGTCAGCAATGTCACCGTAGTCTTGCTCATCAATCATAGAGCTGCCAAACTTAGCAGACATATCACTGAAGTGCTTATACCCATCCTTGAGGTTCTCCTTTAGGCTAAGCTCTAGCCCTTCAAGCATCTTAGTATTTGTAACATTCTTGTAGAAGATCTGATTAATCTTACGCTCAACTGCTTCAAAAGAACCAAGGTCTGTTATGACAGCATCGAAGATCGGTAGGATATAAGGGTCACCACCTACTTCTCTACGTAGGGCATTCATACTTTGATCAGAGAATAACTCAGCCATAGTAGTCCCGTCCATGCTTTGAGCAAGGCTTGGTAGTATCTGTCCAGCTGCAACAGCTCCCATTCTACCACCCCTTTCAGCAGTAACATCAAATACCTTTTGCTTTTCCTTAACACTTACCTGTGTTTTAAGTGTACCTCTCTTGGCTTCTAAGGCAGCAACTCTATCCATGTTACCTGATTGCTTAGCCTTTTCTATAAGAACGTTAAGGTCTTTATCTTTAAACTCTCGACCACCTTTCTTTGTTCTAGCCTTAGCGGTTGTAGCTTTAGACTGCTTACCTGTGTACTGGTAGGTAGTGCCACCGAATGTAACAGTGCCACCCAAAGGGTTAGTTGTTTCTAAAGCAAGGCCATACAGTGCAGAAGCACCTACCATTCGTTTAGCTAGAGTAGAGAAGTTTACAAGATCAGAGCCAAGGGTTTCCCGAAGGGCTGCTTCACGTACATCATTCAATAATACAGCTGCTTTAGTTACACCACCGAATCGAACAGAGGCTGCCCTTAGGTCACTGTCAGATACAACAGTATCATAGACAGACTCAACTAGGTTATGCATCTCCTGACCGTACGGGAAGGTCATCAAAGGGCCTTTAAGGAATGTCTTCTCGTTGTCTTTTGCAAGAGCAAGAGTAATCAGTTCCATTACCATAGGTATCTCATCTTCAGTATACCCGTGTTCTTTCATAAAGGTTTTGTCAGATAACGTAAGACCTGTGTAGTTTCCTTCAAGCAAAGAAACCATACGTTCTCTTAGTGCATCACGTAACTTACCACCAAACGCAGTACGGTTAGGTACATCATCGTAGATACCAAGAACTCTTTCTTCACCTTCAGCTCGAAGTACACCACCACGGTACATAGCTCCAACGTTACCAAGCATAGCCTGCATAGTAATCAAACCATTAGAGTTACCGTCCACCTCAATCGCATTGACTGAACTGTGGAAAGACTTACCACTACGGACTGCTTGATCGTAATCAGCAAGAGCCATCATGTAATCTAAGGTTTGTAAGGTATGCTTATGAGAATCCTTAGCATCAGATAGACTTTCAAACAAAGCTTTTAAGTCTGGGTCTGCATTAACTAGTTGGATAATAGAAGTGTTGTTGATACCTTCGATACCTCGGATACCTTGGGCAGTTAAAGTAACTTTACTAAACCCAGATACACTTTCTTGAGGGTTAAGGTCACCAACTAGTTTAAGTAATTTATTACCTAAGCTAACTACAGCTCCGTATCTTGCAGACCTACGTACCATATTATCACGAGCTATCTTTATCTGAGTTTCAGGTACAAAGTCACCACCGTTAAAGAACATAGCTGAGAAACCTCTTAGCAATGCACGTTCTTGAGTAGAGTTACTTCCCGGTTTAATCTGGTACTTAACCCCTGAACCTATAATACCACGCATAAGATGGTTGTTCATGTAGCTGTTGTTCTGTATGACGTTGAATCGTGTAGTACCTGATTGGATATTAAAGGTATGATAGAAAGGTTTACCTGTGTACTTAGAGGCCATCATGCCTACTTCTAAGTTCTTATTAGCGTTGCTATAAAACTCAGGCTTAAGTCTAGAGCCAACAACCTGAGGGTTGCGTGAGCTAGCATCAGCTACAAGATCAGGGTTAGCCCCAACCTCATTAAGAAAGTCCTTAGGTCTCGTAAAAGTAATCCTAACTTCTTCTACCTTTTCCCTCTGCATTTTTAAATCAAAGATACGTTTAGTATTTTTATCCTTACTAGCAGGGTTTGTTACAATCATATCCTCTAGCTCTTCGATCATAATATCTATACGTTCAATCTTAGCAGCTTGTTTAGAAGCAATAGAAAGTATCTTATCAATCCTTTGACTACCCATGTCTACTATGTTATGAGTAAAGTTGTTACCGCCTCTAACTGGGTCAGTGGCAAGAGCAGCGGATAGCAAGGACATTCCAAGCGTACCCCTTCTGCTGTCGATAACATTAGCTACTTGAGCAGAGTTAACCTTAGCTTCATTGACAGTCTTTACATCTTTGTTAGGGTTAGAGCCAGACCTACTGCGCACCAGCTGACCTTCATTAGTATACTCACCTGATTCAGGCTTAATAAATAAGAAGTTTTTCTTTGGGTCTGGTAGGGTGTACCTTTGAACTTCGTCCTGAAGAATCTTACGGCCCATAGGAGTCAAGTGATACTGAGCTTCACCTCCAGCGCCTGTGGCTAAATCCTTAAACACCATACCGTTAGAGATAGCAGCATACTGTGCCATCATAACCTTACCAATCATCTCAAAGGTTTCAGGGGTAGTGTTACGGAAGTCTTCTACATACGAGTCAGTGTCTTCCCCCTTACGCTGAGATAAAGATCGTCTTAAGTTTTGGAACATATCTCTACCAAGACGAGCCATACTTACTTCACTCTTACCTTCAGCTGTTGGATCAAACGCCACTTCAGCTATACCTGCAACCTGTGTATCTCCTTGAGACCTTACAGCATCCTGCTCAAGCAAGAAGTTCTCTGTAATCATAGACATCAAAGGGACCATAGTAGGTTCAACTATGTATGGTTGTTGGTTGGTCAGGGTGTCAGGGTTGTTAAGGTAACCCTCGGGGGTAAGGCTTACTTCCTCTGATACAAACATTGGGTTAGGTACAGAAAGCCCGCCTAATAGTTTACTGGATGTAAAGATAGAAGCTGGTGATAAGACTAAGCTTTCACCCTTCTTACCAGTCATCATTGGTTTATCTTCTGAAGCTTCCACTTTTCTTTTACTAAGAGACTCTAGCTCTGTTTCAAACTCAGGAGTTCCTATGGCAGAGGGGACACTAGGTGTGTCTCTGACTGGAAAGTTAATCATATCCCTGCCAGCAGCAGCTTGAGTATAGCCATCAAGTCGGCTGTAAGTTACTTCGCCTACAGCTTCACGAAGGCCAGACAAGTCAGACGCAACCCCTAAGTGCTCCTGCATACTAGGTGTTCTCTCTGACTCTCTTTGTAATCGCTCTAAGTTATCTACTGGTTGAGCATTAGGATCAGTAAAAGCTTCAGGGCCTGTGGCCGCTTGTACAGTCGCATCAGCAGACTCAAGGCTTCCCGGGATAATACTACCAGCTTCTTCTTCTAATGCGTAGGAAGCAGCTAATGCTGTCTCCATTTGATCTGATGCACTCAAAGTTTCTACTGGCGTATCTACAGATGCACCCTCAAGTACAGGGCCATCAATGTAACCTCCCTCTATGAGTAAACGTTCTTGCTCTTCAGGGCTTAAGGTTGGGGCTTCCTGCCCCTGTGCTTCATCCTGTGATACTTGAGTGTCCCTAGTCAACTGATCTGCTAGGTCTAATCGTTTAGCTTTAGCCTCAGCTTCAGACTCAAACCCCTGTCCTACTAGTGTTGGGTTAATAGCCATTAATAATCATCTCCTGTTATCCATTGTGCTTCTACCATATTATTGTAGACGTGATGTTTAAAGGGAGCAAAGACTGGTACCAGACCTACGCCTGACTTTACCGTAGCCCTTGAGTCTCCTTCAATTACACCATGCACGAGTTTATATACGTTCTCGAAGATACCGGAAGCCGGAGCTTCACCTGTACCGAAGTTCCATACAGCTTCACCGATGGTCCTACTTCTGTCTTCGTATAGTGGGAATAGTAAGTTGTTACTTAGTACTCTTTCAGTTGTTCCTAAGATACCTGAAGAGTATAAAGCTCTTAAGTACTTTTCATTATCCTCTAAATACGGAGATGACTCACCGAACTTTATAAGGTCTTTAAGGTGTTGAGCTGCATAGCCAAGCATTAGCATAGACATGAGCGTTGCAAAGGTAGAGTATCTAAACCCTGGAGTAGAGTTCTTGATTGAATCCCACATCCTTGGTATATGATGTGCAGTAAACTTAGATGTAAAGCCTTGGAACTGTGTGAACATAGCTAGGTGTGGGTCACTGTAGAACAGAGGTCTACCCATAGCATCTGGCAAAGGCACAGCTTCATTGATAAAGTTAAACAAACCATTATCAAACTGTCTTTCCCAAGCTGCCATAGTCTCTGGGCTAGTGTCCCCATTAGTAATCCTTAGTGATAAGTCTAACATTTTATCAACAGGGATACCCATCTTCTCTAGGTGTCTACGGGACTCTCTGACTTCATTAGTATCCACAGTACCCTGATTAATTATGTCAAGGTTTCTGATTAAGAAGTCATTAAAGAAAGAAGCTCTGACTGTACGTGTAGCATTAGTAATAGCATTCAAACCAATAACCTTAAAGAACGAGTCCATAAGAGATCGAGTCATCTTGTTAGTTTCAGATACACCTACTAGCTGAGCCTGACCAGTCCTTGCAGGACCAAAGCCTACTCTTCTATTCAAACCACTAGGGTCGTCATACTGTACATAACGTGGGTCTCTAGCTGCTTCCTGTTCACGAGACTTAATCTTAGTTTCAAAGTTACTACGTTGAGGGACTACTCTTGTAAGTCTACCAACTTCAGCAAAGTACTCAAACATCTCACGACCAAGGATAAGACCTAACGAACCTACGTTCTTATTAAGAGTCTTTATGTCAACACCTAGTGGTGTTAATGCAAACTCAACAAGAGACATTGGAGCTGCTAGCCCTAGCATAGTTAAGGTAGCTGTTAAGGTTACAGCTTTCTGTGTACCCCTAAGTGCATCACTTTCGATACGCTTATAGTTACCAGAGTCAGCGTTAATAAGATCTCTAACACCCTTGGCAAGATCAGAAGCAGTTGCATTAGCCTCAGCTTCCCTTTCTGAACCTGCTTCAGCA